AAAGATGAAATTACTCCTTGAAAAAGAAAAGGAAAGAATAGTATTCATACCTAATGATGGTCCTCAGACAACATTCTTAGCTGCACCAGAGCAGGATGTTTTATACGGAGGAGCTGCAGGTGGTGGTAAATCATACGCCATGCTTGTTGACCCATTAAGGTTTATGCACATTAAAGAACATAGAGCTTTGTTGCTACGAAAGTCTATGCCTGAATTAAGAGAACTAATTGATAAATCTAGAGAACTTTATCCTAAAGCCTTCCCAGGTACAAGGTTTAGAGAAGTCGAAAAGATTTGGAAATTTCCTTCAGGAGCAACATTAGAGTTTGGTTATTTAGATAGAGATGCTGATGTATATAGATACCAAGGTCAATCATATACCTGGATAGGTATTGATGAACTAACACAGTATCCAACTGAATTCCCACTCCAATATTTGCAATCACGATTGAGAACAACTAATACATTAATAAAATGCTACATTCGGTGTACTGCAAACCCTGGAGGTGTAGGAGGGAACTGGGTTAAGAAAAGGTATCTAGACCCAGCACCTCCTAACGAAAGCTTTACTGGTATTGACGAATTAACAAGAAAATTTATACCTGCACGATTAGAAGATAATCCATATTTAGCATTAGATGGTAAATATGAAAAGATGTTACAATCTTTACCACCAGTTCAAAGAAGACAACTCTTAGAAGGTAACTGGGATGTTTCTGAAGGTGCAGCTTTTGCAGAATTTGAATATGATAAACATTGTGTAGCTCCTTATGAATTGCCTAAACATTGGCAAAGAGTTAAAGGAGTTGACTATGGTTATGCAGCAGAGTCTGCAGTTATATGGGCAGCAATAGACCCAACAGATGAAACATTAATTGTTTATAGAGAATTATATAAAAAAGGTTTAACAGGAGAAGACCTAGCTAAACTTATTTTAAATATGAAAAAGAAGATAAGCTTTCTCCACAAGGAGTTTTAGATAGTGCAGCTTGGGCAAGAACTGGAACAACAGGTCCGACTGTTGGTGAAGTCTTAACGAGAGCTGGACATAAGTTAAGAAGAGCTGATAAGAATAGAATACAAGGTAAGATACAAATACATGAAAGATTAAAGATAAATGAAAAGGGAAGACCTAGAATGATAATATTTAAAACTTGTCCAAATTTAATTAGAGAATTACAAGCTATACCTGTAGACCCTAATAGACCTGAAGATGTAGATACGAAAGCATCAGACCATGCTTATGATGCATTAAGATATTTAATTATGTCTAGACCTAGAAGTCTTACTCCTTATGAAAGAATGAGTCAAGTAAAGAAATGGGTTCCTGCTGATAGAGTGTTTGGTTACTAATGTTTAAAATTTTAATACTAGCTTATTTAATGGGAACGAATCCAGTTGATACACAACAAACATTTCAAATGGAATTAACTTTTAATACTATGTCAGAATGTAAAGCAAATTTATTAAGTCGAAATGATGATAAGACTTATCAAGTTATGAGAGAGTTTGTAGTTGATGGACAGTTTAAATGGGATTGGTTAGTAGCAGGATGTAAGAATGATAAGACAGGAGAAGAATTTACTATTGAACCTTTTTATCCTTTAGGTAAACCTAAAGAGTTAGAAGGTATTGAATTCGATTTAAAAGAGTTAGAAGCTTAAATGCCTATCTATACTTTTATAAATAAATTAACAAATAAGAAATATGATAAGATAATGTCATATGAAGAACTTCTTGAATATATTAAAGACCCTGATATTGAACAAGAATATAAGATAAGTATATTTAGATGTTCTGATAATAATGGTGAGAAAGACCAGATTGTAGATTGGTGTCGAGATAAAAAAATTCATGGAAATGGTAAGTTTGAAACTTATGGTAAAGTAAAAACAAACCAACACAATCATAATTATAAAGTTCTGAAAGATAGGAAACATTTTAGTGAAACGAAAGAAGATTAAAATAAATATAAAAGCTAAAAGAGAAATTGACAAGTATCCTCTTGTTGAGGTCCATTGGTATGATATTGTTTCGGATTCCAATTGGCAAAGTATTTCAGCTTGTCAGAAAGCAAAGCTTCCTCCTTGTGTAACTAAAGGACATCTACTCTCACAAAAGAAAGGTTTAACAAGGATTTTTGGTGATTACTCCCTATCAGAAAAGGAAGAAGGGTCTATAGATGAGATTGCAAATACGACTTTAATACCTACATCTGTTATTATAGAAATCAAAAAGATTGTTGACAAACGACATTAAAAAGTGTATTATTATAAGTAATATACATTACTTGAAAGGTTAGGAATTATATGGCTTTACTACCTGGAGCTGAAAGAAATAAGCTTCTTATGGAACAAGAGGATGACGTTGCTCAAGAAGTAACTGCTCTTGTTGAATCAGTTAATAAAAAATTTCAAACTTGTAAAGATTCTAGAGGTGATGATGAGAATAGATGGTTACAATCTTATCATAACTATCGTGGTAAATATTATAAAGATATTCATTTTACCCAACATGAAAAATCTAGAGTCTTTGTTAAAGTTACTAAGACTAAAGTATTAGCAGCTTATGGACAAATAATTGATGTACTTTTTGGAACAGGTAAGTTTCCATTAGTTATTCAAGAAACAAAAGTTCCAGAAGGTATTGCTGAATACGCACATATGAATCCCCTTAAAGAACAAACAGGGGATGCAAATTTAGAACCAGTTCCAAGTGTTGAAGGAAATTTAGAATATATTCCTGGTCAACCTATGAGTCCTAGTTCTAATTTAGGATTTCCTGGTGATGGAAAACCTTTAGCAAAAGGAGCTACTTTCGATTCTTTAAGTGAAAACTTTTTAGGTGGATTAGAACCTGAATTAGAAAAAGCAGAATTATCAGAAGGACCTGCACATCTTCCAGAATTTCCTCAAATCAAACCTGCACAAATCGCTGCACGAAGATTAGAAAAATTAATACACGACCAGTTAGATGAATCTAATGGTAATATTACTTTGCGTAATGCTATCTTTGAATCTTGTTTATTAGGAACAGGAATTATAAAAGGTCCGTTTACTTATAATAAAACAGTACATAAATATTCTGCAAGTGGTAATGGAAATGCAAGAGACTATAATCCTAATTTTGTTAAAGTTCCAAAAATAGAATTTGTAAGTATATGGGATTTATATCCAGACCCTAATGCAAGAAATATGGATGAATGTGAATTTGTTATTCAAAGACACAGACTTAATAGACATCAATTTTTAGATTTAATTAATAGACCTTATTTCAGTAAAGAAAAAATTGAAGAATGTATAGCTATGGGTCCTGCTTATGAGAGATTATATTGGGAAACAAATATAGATTTAGAAGGAGGTTTTTCTTCAGATTTAGAAAATAATAGATATGAAGTTCTAGAATATTGGGGAACTATGGATGCTATGAGTGCTAGAGAAGAAGGATTAGCAATAGATGAATCTATAGAAGATGCAACTGAAGTACAAGTTAATGTATGGATATGTAAAAATAAAGTAATTAGAATTGTTGAAAATCCATTTAAACCTTTTAGAATTCCTTATCAATCTTTTCCTTATGAAAAAAATCCTTATAACTTTTTTGGAATAGGTGTTCCAGAAAATATGGATGATGCTCAACAAATTATGAATGGTCATGCAAGAATGGCAATTGATAATTTAGCTTTAGCTGGAAATTTAGTTTTTGATATAGATGAATCTGCTTTAGTTAATAATCAAAGTATGGAAGTTTATCCTGGTAAGATTTTTAAAAGACAAGCAGGAGTTCCTGGTCAAGCAATTTATGGAATTAAGTTTCCAAATACTGCTACAGAAAATATGCAGATGTTTGATAAGTTCAGACAACTTGCAGATGAATCAACAGGAATACCATCATACTCACATGGACAAACAGGTGTTCAAAGTATGACAAGAACAGCATCAGGTATGTCAATGCTTATGGGTGCTGCATCTTTAAATATTAAAACAGTTATAAAAAATATTGACGACCAATTAATTAAGCCTTTAGGAGAATCAATGTTCCAATGGAATATGCAATTCTATGAAGGTGATTTACCAATTGTAGGAGATTTGGAAAGGTATAGGTTCTACAATTAAGACTATATAAAAAGTAAAACCTAATTTTGCAAAATCAAATAAACATAAGATTTCTAAATTATTCGAGTTTAT